AGCAACATTATCAAGTGCTACTGCAAATAGTTATGTCACATTGGCAGAAGCTAATACATATTTTGAAACTGTACCAGATTCAAGCACTTGGACTAATAAAACAGATGATCAAAAAAATAGAGCATTGATTGCAGCTACAAGATGGATTGATACTTTGGTTTATTATGGAGATAGATGTGATAACGGACAGGCACTTAAGTTTCCTAGAAATAACTATAAAGTTGATGATGTTGAATTAGCTTGTACCACAATCCCAAATAATATCAAGTATGCACAGTATGAATTAGCTAGAGCTTTAGCAAATGATACTGGAGCTATTACTGGAACAACTGGAAAAGATGGTAATTTTTCTGAAGTTAAATTAGGAGATCTTCAAGTTAAATATAATACTGATAGTCAGGGAACTGGTTCTGTTAATAATATTTTAGATGTTTATCCTTGGTTACAAAGTTATCTTGGACCATATATGTTAGGTGGAGCAGGTACTTTTCAAATGAGGGTAGTTAGAGGATAATGGCAGGTCAACTTGATTCATTATTTAAAAGTGTAGCTAAACAGATTGTTGCTGATTTAGGTAGTTCTTTAGATTCAAATATTACATATGTAAAAAAAGGAGTTTCAAATTATAATATTTATACAGGTGAAGAAGTTAGTATTGATACAACATATGCAAATTTAAAAGTTCCAATTGAATTTATCAATTCAATTGAAGATGGTAGTGTTGAAATAAGACAAGCAAAATTGTATATTACACCTGATTTAATTGGTAATAATCAACCAACTTTAGAAGATGAAATTTCTTTTAGTTATGCTGGAAAAACAGTTACAGGAGTGATTACAAATATTGATACAAAAAGAGGTGGACAGACTTATCTCTTTATATTGCTTGTGAGGTTCTAATGGCTAAAGAAATAGAATTTAATGGAGATGAGGTTTTTGACAATACAGTGTCACAATTAGATGCTGATTTTGCACAAACAATAAGAGATTTACACGCTTCATTGTCTTCAGAAGAAGGTAGTCCTGTTTATACTGGTTTTTTAGCATCTAGTTGGAAAGTAAGAAGAGAACCAATAAAAGATAGAGAATCAGTATATGAAGTTTCACCTTGGTCTGGTATAAGAAGACAATTAGATGCTGTATGGGCAAGTGACAAAGAAGAAAGAAGAAGAAAACGTAGAGAATTATCAAATCAAATAGCTGTTGTTGATCCTCGATTCCCTGTTAATACTGCTTATAAATTTATAGATGCAGATATATACATTGGTAATGCTGCTGAATATGCTGGTTATAGTGCAGAAGATCAAAGATTATCTAATTTTATACAACAAGAAGCAGGTGAAATTATTAAAGATAATATGAGAGATAAAGGTAAAATATTCTTAGGAGTTAAACCTGGCAGTGGTTTTGGTTCAATAAAACCTGGGTCAAGTTTACGTTACATCGAAGGTTAATTTATTATGACTTTAGTAAATGTAAGAGCAGCTTTTGAAAAAGCAGTTACTGATCAAGTAGCTAATAATGATCCAACTGTAAAAATAGTTTATGATAATGTGCCGTTTAAAGAACCTGGAAAAACTACTAAATACATAGTAATGACTATTAACTTTGGGCAATCAACTCTTCAAAATCAAGGTGCTGCTTCAGATTATTATGCTGGTGTAATTCAATGTAATATTTATGTGCCAAAAAATAAAGGAACGTCAGTTGTTTCTGGTATTTGTGAAGATGTTATAGATGGTTTGACTTCTGTTAATGCTTCTGATTACACAGATACTTTTAGTTGTACTCCAAAAGTTCGTAATATTATTGGTCCAAATATGTTACAAATAGAAGATAGAAGTCATTTTATAGGAATAATTTCTTGTCAATTTACAGCAAACGCTTAATATAAGTATAATATAAATATTATATTAGAATACTATGGAAGCGATTGAACTCCTCAGAAACAAGTTTGGTGTTAGCCAAAAATATAAATATGAATTAAAAGATGGAGAAGAAACTGTATTAGAAATTTATTGGTATCCATTAACTATTGCAGAAAGAGAATCAATTCTTGCAAAATCAAAAGGAGATGATGGTAATGAATTTGCCTTAAATCTTATGATTGAAAAAGCATTAAATGAAGATGGTAAAAGACTATTTCAAGATGGTCATAAAGCATCTCTTAGAAGGGAGATAAATGCTGGAATTCTACAAAATATACAAATGGCAATGATGACATCAGGAGATGATTTGAAAGTGGAGGAAGCGAAAGCAGCTTTAAAAAGCTAATAAAGATTGGTATTTAATGTTTTTCTTAGCAAAAGAATTAGGAATGACATTAAGACAACTTGCAGAAAATTTAACTAGAGAAGAACTCATAGCTTGGGCAGGTTTTTTTGAGTTAAAACATGAAGAAGAAGAGAAATATAAAGAACAAGTACAAAAAAAACAAGCCATCAAACCCAGAAGGCGGTAATATAGAAGTAATTTATTGGGTCGAGTAAATGGCAGCAGAGTACGGAATTAATATTAATGTCAGAACTCAAACCCAACAATTAAAAAATTTACAGTTACAACTAAAGGCTGTAGATAATTTAGCAAAATCAATAAAATCACAACAGATCGCTCCAGAACTTAAAGGAGGTTCTCCAGAATTACTTAGAAAATTTAAGGATAGAATTGCACAAATAAGAAATGAAGTAATCGTAGCTAATAATGCGTTTGTAAATAATACAAAACAAATTAATAATAATGCAGGTGAAATTAGAGGTTTTTCTGCTGCATTACGAGATGCAAGAGCAAATGTAAAACTATTTAGTGGAGAATATAATGTTTTAACTCAAGGTATTCAGAAAGCAGATTTTACAGCACGATTTAAAGAAATAAAAGAATTTAGCAGGATTGCAGCAAATCAAGCAGCCAATTTGGGTGGAAATATTCCAATGGCACAAGGAACTACCTTTGAAGATTTAATGGCATTTAGGCCAACTAATACTAGAGAAGCTATAAATGATTATGTAAGTATGTTGAGATTTCTTGAGGCAAGATTAGATAGAACAAGCGATAGGTTTAGGCAGGTTACTGCAAGAATAAAAGAAATGGAGACTCAACTTCGTTCTCCTATAATTCAAGATACCTCTAATGCATATTCAAGACCTGCTGGCCCTAGACAGGCAATGTTTGGAGAAAACTTTTTCAATAGAAATTTTGGTCAGAATAGACAATTTCAAGAAGGCGGTTTATTTTTTGAACCTGGTGGATTTGCTAGTAGAAGAAGAAATGCTCTTAGTAGTGGTCTAATTGGTGGAGGTTTTCCTCTTTTATTTGGTCAAGGTATAGGTGCATCTGTTGGTGGTGGTATTGGTGGTATTGCTGGAGGATTTTTAGGTGGTGGGCTAGGATTTGGTCTTTCTATTGTTGGTACTCAATTAGGTAAACAAGTTGATTTATTAGTTCAAGCAACAAAAAAAACAGGAGATGCTTTAGGCGATTTAACAAAAGATGCAAATGTATTAGTAGAAGTTTTAGGTAATACTAACAATGCTTTTGGACAAAGAATAAAATTATTAGAACAAGCTGAAGGTAAACAAGCTGCATTTGCAGAAGCTATTAGACAAACCACTTCAGTTGTTGGAGAACAAGGTGTTACTGCACTAAAACTATATGGAGATGAAACTAGAGAGATACAAACAAGTCTAGCTCAAATATTTTTACAATTTCAAGCTGGTTTGGCAAGAGTTAATCAATTTCTTGGAGTTACTAAAGCACTTGCTGATTTATTACCTAGAGACCTTGTTGGAGAATTAAATCAAATTTTAGATAATCCAAATGCAGGAAATTTTGATGTTATTACTGGTTCAAGAACTGGATTAAATGCTAGTGAATTAGCAGATACGATTAGGAAAATTCAAGATCCAAAGGGTTTTAGAGAACTTATGTTCTCTGAAATGAATAAAGGTAATTTAGGTAATTTTAAAGCTGATGCTAAAGAGTTAAGTGAATTAGGTAATCAAATTATTAATAATACAATTGCTCAAGAGTTTTTTAATAAAGAATTACAACATCAAGTAAATCTTAATAAAGCTGTTGGTTATACAGCAAGACAAGAATTAAGAGTTCGTAAAAAAATTAATGATGAAATTAAGAAACGTGAAGAAATTATGGGAAGAACACTTGCAGAAAATGAAATAGAAAAAATAGAAAAATTAGTAAGAGCCACAGAGAGTTTAGCTTTAGGAATGAGATTAGTTAATGATGAGATTGAAAAATTAGATATAAAAATAATGCAACTTAATGATACAGGTTTCCAACTCGTTGAATTATCTAAGACACTTGGTTTTTCATTCCAAGAATCATTTAAAGGAATAATAAAAGGAACAATGAGTGTTCAAGATGCATTCAGAAATATGTTTATGAAAATAGCAGATCATTTCTTGGATATGGCTGCACAGATGATGGCTGCACAAATATCAAGAGGATTTCTTGGTTTCTTTAGTAATTTATTTAATCCTTTTAGTATTACTGGAGGAGCATCATTAACAACTGCTTCGGGAACAAATATAGGAGCAGCAGGTTTTATGCCTTCAAATCCCGCATTTAGAGGAGCTATGGCAGAAGGTGGACCTGTTAAAGGAGGCAGTAGTTATTTGGTGGGAGAACGAGGACCAGAATTATTTAGCCCAGGTGTATCAGGAATGATTACACCAAATCATGCTCTTGGTGGCGGAACAAATATCGTAGTAAACGTAGATGCTTCTGGTTCTAACGTAGAAGGAGATGAAGCAGGGTCAGAACAACTTGGTCGTGCTATATCAGATGCTATACAATTTGAATTAGTTAAACAACAAAGACCTGGAGGTTTACTATATAGATAATGGCTGCTTTTCCTACAGACTCACAAGGCAATCAGTTTTCGCCAAAATACTCTTTCACTAAAACAAACGCACCAAAAACTCGTGTCGTATCTTTTGGAGATGGGTTTGAGCAGCGTATAACGTTTGGCATAAATCAAAATCCAAAAACTTTTAGTTTAACTTTTGACGTAAATGAAACAGACTCAGATACTATAGAAACATTTTTAGATGCTAGAGGAGTAGACGGAGCAAGCTTTACCTATACTGTTCCTGGTGAATCTTCTATGTCTTTTGTTTGTCTTAATTGGAGAAAACAAATACCTTTCTTAAATAGATCCACTATAACTGCAACTTTTAGACAAGTATTTGAACCATAATGCCAATACCTGTTTCTGAATTACAAAAAATAAATCCTAGTTCAATTATTGAATTATTTGAACTAACAACCGTGGCTGCTTTACATGGATCTGCCACAACATACAGATTTCATGCTGGTACAGATGGAGTTCTTACAGGAGTAAATGCTTATAATGATATTCATTGGAATGGTAATACTTATACACGTTTACCAATAGAAGCTACAGGTTTTGAATATACTTCTAAACAGAATCCAAGACCTACTTTAACTATTAGTAATCTATTTGGAACAATATCAACTATTCTTGCAAATGTTAATACCACAACTGTAGGTAATGATTTAACAGGAGCAACTCTTACAAGAATAAGAACAATGCTTAGATATTTACCAAATAATAATTTTACAGGTAATAATCCGTATGGTACACCTGATAACACTCAAGAATTTCCAAGAGAAATATTTAATGTTGCTAGAAAATCACTTGAAACTAGAGATATTTGTCAATTTGAATTATCAGCAAGCACAGATCAAGCTGGTGTGAAATTACCAAAAAGGAGATTTTTACCAGACGAATTTAAAGGTATTGGTAATTTCTTCTAATGTTTTGGCAAGATAAAGCATTAGCACACGCAAAAGAAGAAGATCCAAAAGAATCTTGTGGCTTATTAATAAATTTTAAAGGTAAACATATTTATAAAAGATGTAAAAATTTATCAACAACAGCAGCAGATCAATTTATTCTAGATCCTTTAGATTGGGCTTCTATTGAAGATAAATATGGCAAAGATAATATTGAGGCTGTTATACATTCGCACCCTCATACAGAGCCGATACCAAGCCCTGCCGATCATGTATCTGCTGCAAGGACAGGTTTAAAATGGTGGATCGTAAATCCTAGAACAGAAATATGGAATAGTTTTATGCCACAAGAATATAAAGCTAGTTTGATTGGTAGACCATGGATATGGAATATAACAGACTGCTGGTCATTAGTTAGAGAGTATTATCAAGCAGAACTAAATATAAAGCTTAAAGATTATACAAGACCAAACAATCCAGATGATTTTATATCAAATCCTTTATTTGAAAAATACTTTGAAGATTGTGGATTTATTGATGTTAAAGATATAAATGATATACAAAAACACGATCCAATATTAATGAATGTTTGTGGTAATGGATTAAATCATGTCGGAGTGTATGTAGGTGACAATCAAATTTTACATCATATGCAAGGAAGGTTATCATGTAAGCAAGACTATACTGGTTGGTTCCGTAAATGCACAGGGAGAGTAGTTAGGTATGCAAACTTGCCTTCGTGAAATAAAAGTTTATGGAGAACTTGCAGATTTTTGTGGCTATAAATCTTTAACGGCAGATGTAAAAACTGCTGCTGATGCTATCAAGTGTTTGATTGGTAATAATCCAGAACTAGAACCTCATATGTGTTCAAGATATTACAAAGTTATAGTAGAAGATAATCCAATTACTATTGAAGAATTACATTACCCTGCTGGAAGAGCACCAATAAAAATTGTTCCTGTTATTACAGGAGAAGGTGGTCGTGGTCTAGGACAAATATTATTAGGAGCAGCTTTAATAGGACTTTCATTTGTATCTTTCGGAACTTCTAAGTTTTTTAGTGGTGTTGGATTTAAAACAGTTGAAGGTGCTTTGACAATAACGGGTGGTCTTGGATCAAGAGCTCTTTTATATGTCGGTGCATCTTTAGTTTTAGGTGGTATTTCTGCCATGCTTACACCACTACCATCTATTGATAATTCTGAAGCCGATCCAGAAAATAGTTTTGCTTTCAGTTCGCCTATTAACGTCAGCAGAGCAGGTATTCCGATACCTTTGATATATGGTCGTAGAGTGGTTGGATCTGCGGTTATATCAGCAGGAATTGATATTGAGGAAGTTGAAGAATGACAAATAAAGAAATTATTATTATTGGTGCTGGTGGTGGCGGTGGTAAAGGCGGTGGCGGTAATAGTACCCCAACAACCGCAGAGGATTCTTTAGATAGTACAGCCAAAGTCAATATTCTAGATGCTGTTGGAGAAGGAGAAATTGAAGGTTTTGATACAGCAAGAGATGAAGGTCATACTCAAGGAACTGATAATTACAATACAGCAATGCTTAAAGATATATTTTTAGATGATACTCCTATTTTAAGCAAAACAGCAGACAGTACAAATCCACAAACAACAGATTTTAATTTTAATGATGTTCAAGTTAATGAACGTAGAGGTTTAGGAAGTCAAACAACTATTCCTGGTTTTGCATCGACAAGTGCTGAAACTTCCGTTGGTCATGTTTTTGATGTGCAGAATGAAACTGCTACAAGAACTTTTACTAATACTGGTGTTGATAGAGTTAGAGTAACAATTAATATCCCACAATTACAAGTTTTTGAAGATGATGGAGATATTGTTGGGTCGTCCGTTAACTTTTTTATTTTTGTTGCTTTTGATGGTGTATCTTTTCCAGCAGAAACTTCAGCAAATACAGCAACATTAGATAATGGTAATAAAGCTGATATAACAATAGAAGGTCGCACTGGTAATTTATATCAAAGAGATTTTATTATTCCACTAGCTACCTATTCTTCAAGTGTTAGTATAAAAATTAAAAGAATTACTGCCACTGCTGCAACAAAAACTGTTAATAGTTTTACATGGTTTAGTTTTACAGAAATAACAGATGATAATAACCCCTATAACAACACAGCTTTAGTCGGTTTAAAAGCAAATGCCAGTAGTTTTAGTAGTATCCCAAAACGTACATATTTTTTAAGAGGATTACAAACACGAATACCAAGTACAAATGTTGTTACTGGTATTGCTACAGGAAAAAATGCTGGGAGAATTATTTATAATACCAATAACTGGGACGGAACATTTCAAAATAATGAAGTTTGGAATACTTGTCCAGCGTGGGCTCTGTATGATTTACTTACAAATACAGATTATGGATTAGGTCTACCAGAATCGGCCCTTGATAAGTATGCTTTCTTTGCTGTCAGTAAATATAATAATGAGTTAGTAAGTGATAGAAGAAATGCTGGTACTGGCACTGTTTCTGCAACGTGGACACAAGCATCGGGACAGAAAGTTGGTGTTATAACTACAAGTGCTGTTCATAACTTGCAATCAGGTGATTTTGTTGCAGTTACATTTTCTTCAGGTACTAGCGGTGGAAATCCTACAAATCAGAGCTATAAAATTGAAACTATAAGCACTACAC